TACTNTCGCTGGNNTGTGTATGCGTATATCGGGTGTCGCTTGGCGGCTGCTCGGCGCGCGGAGCCAGCGTAAAACATAAGACGTAAATTTTTAGGTTAACAGGTCTGCTGGCAGGCACGAATTGGACGAATGGTACGAATTCAGGCTCTCAGTCTCAGAATGCGTATAACTATCGCTGGAATGTGAATGCGAATATCAGGTGTCACTTAGCAGCTGCTCAGCACGCGGATACAGGATTTGAGTTAACTCCTGGCTGGATCTGTTGGCCTTGTTCCAGGAAACTGGAGCAAAATACGAAGAAGGAGCTTGGGAATAGCTAGTAGTTTATGCGAACGTTATTCCCAAAATATAAAAATATATATGAAACGACACGGGAATTTGTTTTCAAACATAGCCGATTTGGACAACATCTATAAGGCGTATCGCAACGCCAGAAAGGGTAAAGGATGGCAAAATACGGTCAAAGAATTTGAGAAAAACCTTGACGTAAATTTAAATAAAATTCAGCATAGCTTAGTCAACAAAACATTTCAGACATCGCCATATAAAACAAAGATTATCCACGAACCCAAGAAACGTATTATTTACAGATTGCCATTTAACCCTGACCGCATTATCCAGCACGCGCTTATGAACGTGATTGAGCCAATTTGGGATAATTTGTTCATCTATGATTCCTATGCCTGCCGCAAAGGTAAGGGCATTCATGCCGGGAGCACGCGCACAATGGAATTTGCTCGAAAGAATGATTACTGCCTAAAATGTGACATATCTAAGTTTTATCCGTCTATTAATCACGACATTTTATTTAGAATTGTTCAGAAGAAGATAAAATGCAAAGATACATTATGGCTATTCGAAAACATTATTTACAGCATTGGTGAAGGAATAAACGTCCCGATAGGAAATTATACAAGTCAATGGCTTGGAAACTTATATCTGAATGAGCTTGACCAGTTATTAAAGCATAAGTACAAAATCAAACATTATATTCGCTACTGCGATGACTTTATATTGTTTCATGATGACAAGAAATTCCTTGGTAAAATGTCTGGTGTAATTGAAGAATATTTAAGAGAAAGATTACAATTAAAGCTTAGTAAGTGCGATTTATTTCCTGTATCAAGAGGCATTGATTTCTTAGGATATAGGCATTTCAAGGGTTATGTTTTAGTTAGAAAGAGCACGGCAAAACGGGTTAAAAAACGACTTAAAAAGCTACCTACATTACTGGCTAAAAATAAAATATCTATGGAGCAATATCGGTCTTCGCTTGCATCTACAATGGGCTGGCTTAAGTGGTCAAATAGTTACAATCTGAGAAAAAGCTTGCAGATCGAGGCACTTTTGGAGGTTTGCAATGGAGAATCAAAAAACAAAGTGTTTCAGTGATTTTGCACAGGAATCGGGGCCACTAGATGGGGTCAAGCTGAAGATAGACGATGTAATAAATCGGGAAATATTAATTATTGGCTGTAAAATTAAAGATAGCAAGTATTCCAAAACAAATACCTCAAAATGTTTAACCTTGCAATTTGTTCTCCAAGAAAAAAGGTATGTCTTGTTTACCGGGTCATCTGTCTTAATTGAGCAGATGGAAAAATATCAGAATGAGATTCCATTTCTGGCTACAATCAAGAAAATTGACCGCTATTATACTTTATCTTAGGGAGGGATAGGCGTGGTAGGATTTCCCCGATGGCTTAATACCAGAGAAGATTATTTATATGTTCATGAGTATTTCCCCCGTGAACAATGGGAACCTGCTTTTCAAGCACTACTTGATGAGCGGGTGAACTGGCTGAATGTTGGCAAGCTGGAAGGTGAAGACGATGGAATAACAGATGAAACGCACAAGGTGATTACTGTTGGCGGCGAAGAGGACGGGGCGCCGGTACAGTACTATCAATATGAGTTGAAAGAAGACATAAACTGTAAGATGTTCAGGCTTGGATTTACGGTTGAAGAAGTTGAAAATATTTTAGTCAGCTAGCGGGCGGCTTTAAATGGAGAACGCCGGCAAGAACTATGCCGAAGATATTTTAAATAACCGGGAGTTGTATCTACCGTGAACGCAATTCAATCCCTTCGGAGTGGTACAGCAAGACTTATATCCGAAAACCCTATCACGGTAACCATTCACCGGATAGAATACAAAGACGACGGAGCCGGGGGCAGGTACAAAGAGGAAAGAGACCTGCCTTCTTTCGTTGGCCGGCTGGCGCTGTCAAAACAGCAGGTAAATAAGCAGCAAAACGAGGCTGGGGAAATACAATCCTCTAGCTGGATGTTAATTGCCCCCTGGGACGCGGATGTAAAAGCTGGAAGTGGTGTAGAAGATACATTTATTGTTAAAGGAAAACTTTACAGAATAGGCAGGATAATTGAGCGCAATTACAAGGATGAGGTTTACGCAATTCATGCGTCAGTAGAGGAGTTGTTCTAAAGTGGCTGGTTCGGGACTAGATGACGTTAATGACAATATGAGAAGATGGGCCGATAGGCGCAAAGCCGCCATTGTAGCCCTGGGCCAAACCTGGGCGGCAGAATTAGAGGGCCGGGCCAAACAAAATGCCCCCTGGACGGACAGGACGGGGAATGCCAGAAACGGTCTGTTTGGGCAGGTGGTGGTCAGTAGAGATGATGCGGTAATTATGCTGGCTCATTCCATGGATTATGGTGTTTGGCTGGAATTATGCAATGACGGTCGATATGCTATACTACTACCTACTATGAATAATGCAATACCTAGAATTGTAAGAAGCTACAGGTCTTTGTGGGAGGAATAACTATGCTGCGCCGGGCAATAGTCCAGAAAATAAAAGACAGCGTTCCTGATTTGGCTGGCAGGGTATACCAGGCTTTTCTTGCTCCTCCTAATGCAAAATTACCCTACGTAACGGTGAAGCTGGCTACCCCCAGGGGAAGCCCGAACATCAGCTTTGCCGGTACTCAGCCGGTGGAGGTGTATCTCTACAACAGCCAGGATTCATTCATCACTTTAGATGCCCTGGAATTAGCAATTGCCGCTGTCTTACATGAGGCGGAAATTGAAGATGGCCAGACGGGAGAAAAATATTATCTTAACTGGGGGGCCGGATCCGGAGATTTTGTGGACACCGAAAAAAAACTTATCGGCCGTATGGTTACGTTTAATGCGGCCTTAATTATTTGAAAGGATGGTGACCTATAATGGCCGCAACGGCTTTAACTGTTCAGGAAATAACACTTGCGGGGCTAACCCCCGCTTATGTAGCTGCTAATGCGGAGGGAAATTATTTCAATAACGACGGCAGAGCTTATTTAGAGGTGGTAAACGGAGGGGTGGACCCGGTAACAGTAACGATAAATTCTATCGCTCTATGTAGTTATGGATTTGACCACAATACAGAAGTAATCGTTTCCAATGGGGTGACAAAGAAAATAGGCACGTTCCCACCCGGCAGGTTCAATGATGCGAGCGGAAGAGTGAATGTTACCTATTCCGGTGTTACAAGCGTGACTGTGGGGGTTTTTAAGTCTTAAGAAAGGGTGAAAGGTAAATGGCTACTCAAAATAAAACAGGCTATCTTTATGGTTGTCGGGGCCTGGTAATTACCAAACTCAATGCAGACGGTTCCATGCCCGGCCCTCCTGACCGCTACGGCATTAAAACCGCTCAGAAAGCTTCCGTGGAATTACAATACGAAGAAGGGGAAAAATCCACCCTCCGGGGCGGGGATAAGGTAATTGCCATAATAGAGCAGGAGGACGTGGTAACCGGGGCCGGTTTTAAGTTTACTAACGCTAAATTTGACGCTAAAGCTACCGAGATAATTGCCGGGGGAACTCTCCTTACTTCCGGGGAAGAAATTATTGGCTGGGAAGCTCCGAAGATTGCTGACCAGGGGAGCAGGTTGCCTTTTGCGGCGGAAGTCTATGTAGTTAACTATAATTCCCGGGGGGTTGTTCAGGGCTATCTTGAAATTACTCTGCCTTTCTGTTTTGGCAAGGCTCCTGCTGTAGAGTTCTCTGATACAGAATGGAGCACTCCGGAATTTGAAATTAAAGCTAAAGAAAATCCAGCTACAAATGCGTCCTGTTATCGTAAAAAGTTTGTAAATGACTTGCCGGCAGAGTTGACAAGTTAAAGGAAAGGTGTGTTTTTATGTCTATAATCACTCTTGAAGAAATCAAACAAAGAGCACAGGGCACGATAATCGAAATTCCCGATTGGGACGGCAAGGGTAAAATTGAAGTGCGGGTCAAGCGGATTGACCTGGTTACCGGCATTATGAAATCGGGAATCTTGCCTAATGAATTGCGGGTAGCGGCAGAGGAAGTGTTTACCGGTACCCAGGAAGGCAAGCTGGAAGAGGATTTAAAGAAGCAGCTTACCGGCAAGGAAAACATAAAACTGGAAGAGTTTTTTGCAGCGTTGGACAACATGGTAAGAGAAGCTCTGGTGGAGCCGGGATATGACGATGTGCAGGCCGTCTACCCTTTCACCCTGGCGCAAAAGATGGCGATATTTTTTTGGCTGATGGAGGAAGTGCAGGATTTGAAATCCTTTCGTAATCAATCCGGACCTGATGACGGAGATGTGCCTAACGGCGAAAACCTTTCAGGTAAGACCTTCGAGTCTTATATGTAATATTTCCGGCTACGCGGCTTACTGTTTCGACGTGGCGGCGGCTATATATATCATGCATTTAGAAAAGGGCGATAAACCGGTTAAGCATGAGGTTAACGCCCTTTCGTTTTTGTAAGGTGGTGGTGAAATGCCGGAACCGCTGGGGTCTATCTATACCGAATTCAGACTTCGTCTTGATAGACTTCGAAACGACATAGATCAGGCTCAGGCAGATTTGAGGCGGGGCAATAACGCCATGGAGAGGCTTCACCGGGAATCCATGGATAGAATGGCTGAATCCACCCGGAGCCTGAGCGATGGCTTTAAAACTGTGGGTACTGCCGTTACCGTCGCCGGGGCGGGTATTGCCGCCGGTCTGGGGCTTGCCGTTAAGTCCGCCGCCAATTTCGAGAAAGAGCTTTCCAACGCCAAAGCAGTTTCCGGCGCAACGTCAGAAGAAATGGCGAAGTTGAAGCAGGCTGCCCTGGATATGGGAGCTAAAACAAGCTTTTCTGCCAGTGAGGCTGCTCAAGCAATTACCGAACTGGCTAAAGGAGGTATGACCACCGCTGATGTTTTGGGTGGTGGTTTAAAAGCCGCTCTTGACTTAGCAGCTGCTGGAGAGCTTTCCATGGGAGAAGCGGCAGAGTATGTGATTAAGTCCATGACCCCATTTAACATGAAAGCCAGCGAAGCCGGGCAAATAGCCAATCTTCTGGCCGGAGCCGCCAATGCTTCAGCTACAGACGTTAAAGAGATGGGTTATGCTTTGAGCCAAGCTGCCGCTGTAGCTTCGCAGATGGGATTGAATCTGGCTGACACAACAACTGCGCTGGCTTTGTTTGCAAATAAAGGCTTAGTCGGTTCTGACGCCGGTACTTCGCTGAAAACTATGTTAATGCGGTTAATACCGTCCAGCAAAGAAGCCACAGTAGCAATGGGTGAATTAGGCTTGATTACCGAGGACAGTAAAAATAAATTCTTTGACGCAAGCGGCAATATCAAAAGCATGTCTGAAATAGCTGGATTATTAAAAGTAGCTTTGCAAGGCTTAACCGCCGAACAAAAACAGATGGCCTTGCAAACCATTTTTGGCTCGGATGCCATCAGAGCGGCGGCATTTATCGCTGAAGCAGGGGCAGAGGA